TGGCGGATGGACTTGATCATGACTCATGGATAGAGTGCGATCCACCTATGGGAGAATGTCCGCTAGACCAACCGGACGACCAGATAGACCAACCGGACGACCAGAACATCATCCCGGACTAATAAGACCGTCCTACGGGCAAACGAAGGGCATACTTTAAGGGAGTGAAGAGCATGGCAATATATAATGATTGGAGACCTCAAGAGTTTAGCGATGTATTAGGCCAGGACAACACCATCAAGATACTCAAGAGCCAGGTAGTAACCGGACACTTCCATCATTCCTATTTGTTTCATGGCGCATCCGGTTCCGGTAAGACTTCAACCGCTCGACTATTAGCCTCAGCTCTTAACTGTGATAACCCGGCAGCCGGTGAACCTTGTGGTATCTGTAATAATTGCCGGCTAGTCCAGGCCGGCCACCACTGGGACACGATAGAGATTGACGCTGCTAGATTTCGGGGTATAGACGATGTAAAAGAGCTATGCTATAAGGCACAATTTACACCTATAGGGAAACATAAAGTGTATATACTAGATGAAGTTCATTCACTAACTGAGCAAGCGTTCAATTGTTTACTTAAGCTACTTGAGGAACCACCATCGTATGTTGTTTTAATCATGTGTACCACTGAATTTAACAAGATACCGGACACTATCAAGTCGCGCTGCCAGACATACGAGTTTAAACCGATCACGGACAATCTTATAAAATGTAAGCTATCCCGAATATGCCAGCATTTACAGATACAGCTATCCCCGGAGCATTACAATATGATCTGCGCTCATGCCTAAGGGAATCTACGCAAGGCTGAAAACAAGCTGGAACAATGTGTGCAACTGGCCGGAGTGAACTGATGCTAATTAAAAGAAATAGGACATGCAGAAAATTATCACCCGAATTATGCCAGAGGATTTGTGATCTGTATCTAAATGAGAAATTATCGAGTACAGAAATAAATGAGATGTTAGGTGTGCCTGTTCGTACTGTAATAGGAGTATTAAAAAGAAAAAGCGTACCTCGTAGGGGTAAATCCGAGTCTGTTTTACTTGCTTACAGTAGAGGTAGGAAGATAAGGCCCATAGCGGAAAGAAATCCCAAATGGCAAGGCGGGACGGTAGAGGGGCATAGTGGTTATTTTATGTTATGGATGCCAGATTACCCTAGTTCAATGAAGAAGGGTTATGTTTATAGACATCGTTACGTTTATGAGCAAGTACATGGCAAATTACCAGAAGGATGGCGGGTACATCATATAAATGGAGTTAAAGGTGATGATAGACCAGAGAACTTATATGCCATGCCCGTAAAGATACATAAGGGATTAGACCATAAATCCAAAAAGGATTATACGATAGATGCTCTAAGGAATAGAGTTAGGCAATTAGAGACTCAAATTAATCAGCAATCTTATTTCGGGTTAAAATAATGAAACTACCCAAGCCTTGTATTAAGTGTAAATTGCCGGTATGTGGTAGCTTCTGCGTGAACTACCCGGGCCGGATCAAGAGCTTAAAAAAGTGATTCAATCCGTAAGTCCTGAGCGCAAGCCAGGCCGGATAAAGGGAGAAGATGTAGACGGCTACCATGTAGACGAAGAAAACGATTCGGAATATAAAAATAGTACGTGGTACGACAAAGACGGTAGCCCAATATAGGTTGACTTTTGGTAGTAAAATTAGTTGATAAGGAGATAAATATGAGCGAAACTTTGAAAGGGCGTCTCGACAATCTGGAAATGTTTCTGCATGAATTAACAGAGAACAGAAACATTTCAGCTGAGGTAAAGAGCCAAGCTAACTATCATCTAGCTACGATGGAGATATTAAGAAGGTCGCAAATAGTTACACTAGGAAAGGTAAAATAGACTCCTAGTAGTAAAATAAATTAAAGGAGTAAAGAACGTGGAGAATCAAACAGTAACCTTAGTCCGGTGTCCTCACTGTCATAGGGGAGTAGACGAGAAATGGCATAACTGTGCTTATTGTGCCTTTCGTCTACTGAATGAGGACGGAACACGAAGGGAAGTCGAGGTCAATAAATGAACTATACTAAAGGCCCCTGGAAAATCAAACCTAGTCAGGATAAACATGAGACGCCTAGTATTGTTGCTGATGGCCCGGACACCCCCGGTATAATCAAGATTTGCCGATTGAATGACCCTTATCTTCCGGGATATTCTCAGTATGGTGAAATAGACGCCAATACTCACCTGATGGCTGCCGCACCGGCTATGTATGAGGCATTGAGAAAAATAATATCATTCAATGATAATCATACTTATAGCGCAGGTAATGAGGCTTTTAGAAATGATACTATGGCAGTAGTCTATGAAGCACTAGCCAAAGCAGAGGGTAAATAGATGGGCGATATCACCGATTATCTAAAAGATTCACAGAATAACGAGAAACCCAAACCGGATGATATGAAACCTCACACTATGTCATTAAAAGACTTGGTAATACTCCCCTCGACCAATATCATCCTCGGCAACGTGGGAGCCGGTAAGTCCGGCCTCGCCTACTATCTTGTAGACACCTTATCTAAAGAATACGACCTGTTGCCAGTCGTGGTGAACTTCCCAGAGGCTAAAAAGAATCTCCTACCAGACAACTATGTTATCCGGGACTCCGAAAGTTTGAAAAAGACCGGGGACTTTATCGCCCTGATTGACGAAGGTACGACTACCGCGCCAGCCGGCAACAAAGAACTCGAGGAGCGTCTCAAGAGCTATAATAGTCTTTCGCGCCAACGGCACAGCATAATAATTTATATCTATCACAGCTCGAGTGATGTTGGCAGCCGGATACTGCGTGGTATCTATGGCGCAATCATGTTGAAAGAACCATCAGCCAGACAAATAAGGTATGGCAGCAAAGACCACTGGATGAAAGATATACTGACTACCGCTAAACAGAAGTTCAAGGCCCTGCAGGAAATCGGTGAGGATACTCGTGCCTGGACTTTCATTGATACCGAAAAGCCGGAATTTCAGGGTATGGTGAAGAATGAACTCGTATCGTTCTGGAGCACAGAATTATCCGAAGCCTGGGCCGGCGTGGATGTGGATACACAGGAACCCTTTACCACCAGAAAAGGTACACCATCTATCATTGATATGTTCAAAGCTAGAGATATCGACATGGAGACTACCGACCAGTTCTTTGACCGGATAGGTGTACCGCCGGACCCGGCCTTGAGAGAGCTGATATGTAGACTTGATGGTGAGTATCTAGGTGAGGATTTACAAAAGATTTGTGGCGAGCAGGGTTTAGCTACTTCCGGCCAGAAAAAGGAACTCGTATGGCGATTGATGCAGAACGGATACTTTGAGGGGAAAGATAATGAAACTAGCTCTCTGTAAGGGTAAGTGCGATAAATGCCGGGAAGCGGATGTCTGGTTATATCTTGAAAATGGGAAGCTAGTTTGTGAGGAGTGTTTGAATGACCTGTCCAATTCAAAAGAAAGAAAAGGGAATACCCAGTATATCTTGTAATGTAAAGTGTAAGAATTGGGTGTTATGTCCGTTTAGGAAAGGAGTAGGAGTATGAGGATTTTATTAACACCGAAAGAGATTGGAGACAATTTAGACTTGTATAAAGAAAAAATCTATCCTTGCTCAGATGGTAGTTTTGTGTCCACTGTTAATGTTGATGCAGTTGTCACGGCACAGCTTAAAAAGCTCTTAAATTGGGGAGATGAGCGTTGTCCTCACTGGAATAGCGAATGGCACCTAAAACACTATTGCCCCAAGTGCTGGACTGAATTAATTAAGGAGTTGTGAGTCATGCAGTTAGCTATGGTCTGTGATAACGGCAGGAAAATAACCTGTGATGTCGGGAGCCCGGTCTTTGATATTACCTGGGACAAGGGACCATTACTTTGTATCGCGCGTAAGACGCAGTTCCGGAATATCATCTTTGAGCGTTTCATTCATATTACTATTCCCTTCAAGTGGCCGGTATTCTTTAACGTAGCTAATTTTAGAGATATAGGGGAGGGAAATAATGGGTAATCACGAAGTTGGCCGAGCTATGGGCCGCATGGCCGAGATGGCACTCAAGATGAGAGCCAATCAAACAGCCTTGGAACTCTTAGATGAAATCTGCGAACCATATCGTGGCTCTGATGCAGAATTTGAGTCCGAAGACCCTAAGAATCCCGGAAATATTCACCCCGAATACTGTCGATATACTGACCCCAAAGGGCCACTAGGTGTTCTCATCCGAGAGGCTTTCGACCCGACAGTAGATTGGATTGCTTTACAGCGTGAAGCCGAGAAATCAGGCGATGATGACAATATAGAAGAATTCTATGAAAGTTGGGGAACTGGGCCAGAGGGAAAGTTCGATGCTCGTTATGAGTTCTGCTAATTTTAGAGATATAGAGTGAGAGCATGGATAGATTAGACCAAGAAAAATGTCATAACTTTCAGATGGAAGTTATGAAGCTGGGAGAAGAAATGCACCTTTCACATTTTGAACTGTGGTATGCCTGTCAGGATTTAGCGAATATGGCAGTAGCTGAAGTTTCCCAGAAATATCTTGCTGCTAAACAAGAGTTTAAGAAAAGGGATGAAATGTGAAACGAAGTGCTCTTAAAGTGAAACGAAACGGTCATTTTATGAAACGAAGTGCTCTTAAAGTGAAACGAAACGGTCATTTTATGAAACGAAGTATAGAGCATGGGATAGAGGCAGGTTAGATATGGATATTGAAAAAGAAAAGTATTACTGAAAATTAAGATTAGGCTTTGACCCCCTACCCGGTTGGGAGTGGTGCGAAGCACATGAACACGATTTAGACGGCTGGACACCTTCTATAGAGTTAATCAGACCCGGGAGCCACTTCAAATTTACCGTCAAGGATAAACAGGTATTGAAAGAAGTCAGTAAAATTATAAGGGAGAAATAAGTTGATAATAAACCGTGTGTGGGCGATGCCAAATAAGTGGACCTTCCAGATACCACCTATCAAGGAATTATTGAATAGATATGTTGGTGACGGTAAAGGTTGGATAGACCCATTCGCCGGAGAGAATAGTCCGGCGGAGATCACCAACGATATTGAGGGACGCGGTGCTAATTTTCAGATGGACGCGCTGGATTTTCTACGGTCCCGAGAGAACGATAGTATCAACGGTGTTTTGTTTGACCCGCCATACAGCGTTGAACAATGCCTACGGAGATATACACCGAAATTTAAGGGCACGGCCGGCCGCGCTGAATATTGGGCTAGGTGCAAAGATGAAATAGCCAGGATAATTACTACCGGAGGTACGTGTATCTCATTTTGTTGGGATAGTACCGGATTAGGACTGGATCGAGGCTTTGAAATTGTGGAGATACTACTCTGTTGCCACGGCGCGTGTCATAATGACACCATCGTCACCGTAGAAAAGAAAGTACAGTCAGGGATGATATTGGAGTGAGATAAGTGATTTGGAATGGTCTGGAACTACCCGGCAGCCCTTATTTTCAAGATAAATGGCGGATTATCTATTATAATGATAACCGGGATATTCTACCGCAATTGGCTGTTCTGTTTGGTAGAAATCCACTAATAAAATTAGTACAAAACCAGTGTCAATTTTGTCGCAAATCTGTTGTCAATTTCGTACTAATATTATTACCACTTTTTGACAAAATCCGAAGCTAAGTGGACTAGAAATATCCCGCCGCACCAAAAATCGTCCAGTGACATGGTAAAACCCCGACAATAATATTAGTGGTAAATATACTTTCTATAACTATTGACATTCACCTTGTTTAGTAGTAATATTCAGCAGGATGGTTAGTGGTGGCTTGCCGGAAGTGGCGGAATAGACGTAAGAGTAGACGCTAGTGATTTGAGAGAGAGTATCCCGAATTTCGCATGTTTGGGTTGTGGTTAGCGAGTGCTCAGCGAAACGTAAAATCTCTCCACATAGCACATCTGAGGTGGCATAACGGAAATCCTCAGCTTCCGGCAGGATTATAAAGAAGGAGTGTAATGAGCGTTGAAGAAGACAGTAGACGTAGACATTACCCGGACCGAAATAAGGCGTATGTTTGAGAAGTGGGGTATTGACCGCTCTGAAACCGAGATACTATGGGATGAGAGTAAATTCGGCAGCCGGATGCCCGGTGCTATTGTACGTTATATGCGTGGTACTAAGTGGCAAGAGGTATCCTGTCGTGCTTTTCCCTCACGGGCCCAAAACCTCCGACAGATATTCTTATTCCTGGACCGGATGCGGATTGCCGAGGACAATGGAGTTGCCTATTCCGGTCTGAGCGGCGGTAAGGAAATCGTCCCGACTAATAGTGGGACGAATCGTAAAGAGGAACTCCTGGATGCCTATGATTTTCTTGGCGCCAGTCCCGATGACCCTATTGATTTAATTAATGACCTGTACCGTAAAAAGAGTATGTATTATCACCCGGACAAGGGTGGTGATCCGGAAAGATTTAAGCGGCTTAATCAGGCATACGAAACCATCAAATCCAGTCGGGGTGTGAAATAGAATGCCCAGTCTCAATCTTACCCCACTTCAGTTAATGATTATAGAGCGCTTGAACTACAGTAAAGAGAATGCTGTCACCGGGAAGATGCTGGCGAAGTGGCTCGGCCAGAAAGATGACCGCTTAATCCGTGAGCAAATCAGACTTTTAATAAGTTTGAAATGGCCTATTCTGTCATCTGTCTCCGGTAAACACCCGGGCTACTACATGGCGAATTCCAAAGAAGAAGTAGAGGGCTGTATTGCGGTACTGCACAAACGGAGCATGGAAATATTAGTCCGGGAGAAAGAACTAAAGAGAGCTGCTAAAACTATAACCAAACCTCACCAGTTGAATATGACGATGGGGATTAAGTAAAAGGAGTGTGAGCAATGAATGAAAGAACTTTAGCAATAAGGGACACCCAGGAAATTACCGAAACAAAACCACTACCCATAAAACTGACGGAGGAGGCAATCGCCGTTACCATCTCCAATATGCAGATGGCCGAAAAGCTAGTATCTAAAGTCTTGGAAAAGGATGTTGATTACGGGAAACTACCGGGAATACCTGGTGAGGGTTTATTTGATCCGGGCGCGCAAAAGATTACCAATGCCTTCAACTGCTATCCCAAACACAACGTCCTATTTCACGAAGAAACCGATAAACTGATAAGCTATACCATTGAAACACAGCTCATTAATCGGGAAAGCCAGCAGGTAGTTGGCAGCGGTATTGGGTCTGCCTCTACCATGGAGCCTAAGAATAAATATCGGTGGGTCAGGGACCCGCAGAATTTTGGCTACTCATCTGAGGAAATAGCCACATTAAAAACTCGCGGTGACGACCATGATATATCCTACCGGATTATAAATCCCGAATATGGAGAGCTGGTAAACACGATAGCACAAATGGCGGCGAAGCGTAGCGAGGTGGATGCTGCTAAGTCATTACCGAGCGTGGGGAGTGCTTTAAGGAAATTATTTACCGGTAAACAACGACCAAATGAGGACTGGTCTCGTTTCTGGACAAGCACCAAGAATATGGGCTTGAGCCAAGACCAGGTGCACGCCATACTCAATGTTAAATCCATGAAGGAATGGGTAGATATTGGTAAAAATCTTGATGATGCTATCCTCACAATTAGCGAACATCTAGCTAAAGGTAAAGGGAAAACCGAAACTACTAGCGACGATGATTGGGACAAAATTGTACAAGCCGATGTTCCGCCAGCTGATACCATTTTACCCAATGGGCTTAACCTTACCTGGGTTAAAGAGTCCCTGGCTACTTTACAGTCTAAAAAGCTGCTGTCATGGTCCAACGTGGCAGTAGCCACTCACTTGCGGTCTATGTACCAGGTCGAAGGCGAAAAGCTTACCGTTATGCTCGGAAAACTCACCAAAGAACAAGTTGGGAAATTTGTTGCGGAAGTAAGCAAGGCACAAGAGGGTATTTAGTAACCTCATCAGTTGAATATGAGCATGGGGATAAAATAAGGAGGACTGATATGTCGTTCAGGAAAATCAAGGGTCATGTGCCAAAGCATTGGCGAGAGAAGCGTAATAAAGAGATATTTGAGTTATGGATTGAGAAACAGGATGAAATGGGCCTGAAGGATATAGGCCATAGATATCATCTCACTGAGCAGAGAATATCTCAGATTATTATTAAACAGAAAGAACTGGCACTGGCGGAGGAGGCTGAGAGATGAAAATGTCTTACTGTTCCAAGTGTAAAGAAGTCACACCACATGATAGCAAAAAGGTAACCGACAGGGACAAGGGTGTTTTATCTTACTGTCTATATTGTGGCAACCCAGAGATTAACAAAGACGGTAACAATCCAGTGATACTAAAGACGCCGCCTGTGATTACACCGAAAGGTGATGCGGTAAAGGTTAATAAAGGAGTGTGAGCAATAATGAGAGAGCCAATTCAAAATACGTCCGCAGAAATTAAAGGTAGGAAGTCCGATCACTTAGAAGAAGGTGATGAGCCCTTCGTCAGTGCCCTTAGAGAACGTAAGTATGAGATAGTCTGGATGCAACAGATGAAATCTCATACGTTCTTTTGTTCGGACTATGATACAGATACAAACACGCCTGTTCACAAATTCTCGGCTGGCGAGTGGTTATTCAATGACGTAATAATGGACACTTCTAAATTTGACCCCCAGGGTAAACCTACTCTAATACGCATGACCTATCATCCCCAGTTATCACTGGTCAATGTACCCTTTATGGTCCTGCCGGCAGAAGGGGAGAAAGAGGAAGTAAAGGTATGATTATCAGGAAGAAAACACTCGATAAGAAACTTGAACAGAGCTATGAACGCGGTAAACAAGATGGTATGGATTCCCTCATAGCAATGATAAAAATATTCGCTAAAGAAGGCGACGGTAAATATTACTTTGGGCCGGTCCAAACTGACCACTTAACCGTTGAAGGAAATGTATTCTATATGAAAATGATTTGCGGGGATGCGGTCATATCGGGTAATTTTACCGGCGGAACGGTTAAAATTGCAACCTCTTTACCAGAGGGATATGAAAAATCACTTGAAGCAATAAAGGGAGTCGCCAAGGATAATCCAAAAGCTACTCTCAAGGTAAACGGTGAATACATGATTGATGCAGCTTATCCTACTATCAGCGGTGAATGTCGCGTCAAGAGGGTGATAACCAAAGAGGAATTTGAGAAGGGGTACATTGAACGTAGCCATATTACCAGGGAATTTTACGACCAGAATTTCGTTACCTTGCCCTGTCCCCTTGATTGTGATGCTGCTGAATGTGAAGGCTGGGCAACTATTCATAATGACCCAGAAATTATAAAAGACCACCTGAGATTTCATGCACCAAAATCGGAAAGCTAAGTAAGAAGGAGGTCTAATGTTAGTACCATATCAGGGTAAACAAGTAGAAGCAAAACCAGTCACCTATGCGACTCAAAAAGAGGATTTTAACGAATATCGGCTGGTTGACGATGATGGCAAACTCGGTAAATTAATCAGGATTAAAACAGTGGTCACGCAGATATCTAAACTAGAAGGTGAAGCAGGACTGGACGGTAATCCCGTATATTACGTCCAGAGCCAGAATGTAATTGCACCAATGGACTAAGGAGGACTAACTATGCCTACATTTATAGCTGGTAGTACCCATACCCTAAAGGTCCAGTTGAAATTACCGGAGGACTATGAGAAAGATGAAGATGACCTCACATTATCTATATGGCTGGTAAATTCTAAAGGCAAGCAGGTTTTTGTTGACTATATGGGGTTAAAAAAGGTCGGTCGTATTATGTCGGCTGTCCATTTGACTAAAACTTTCCAGAATTTCACCTATGATGTAACTATGCCCAAAAAACTGGGGCAGTATAAGCTAATGTTCAATATTCCAGATGACATGTTCAGTGTAGCTGCGGAAAGTGACCGGAGTATCACTATAGTAAAAGATGAACACCCTTGAACAAAGTGAAGCCATACGTACCGTAGAACGGACCATGGAAGCACTAAATAACAAGGGCTGGTGTGTCTGGACCTGTTCTAATCTGGATAATGAGAGAATCTTCGTCGTACAGAGCCAGTTTAGTATCTTACATCTACCGCATAATAATTATCCGGTATATACGGTCGATGAACTAAAAGAACTGTCCGAGGCTTCGATTGAGAGTATAAAGTTGATACATGCCGCGAAGAAAATAGTACCCGGGATGCAGGTGGTGAAGGATGAATGAAGAAGAATTAGTAAGACTACGCTTAATTACAACTAATATGAGACTGTTGGAATCCAGGAAGCAGAAAGGTTATACACAAATAGAACTGTCAAAACTGGCGGGGATACCTATAAGTAGATTCCAAGCCATTGAGAACTTACGGTGCGTTCCGACTAACAATGAGATAGATAATATAGTTGGTGTGTTGGGAAGACCAGGTGATTATCTTTTCCCGGAGTATTTACTTAATGCAGTACGAAATGACGTATTTGCCAAGCGTGAAGTCAAATTACGTGAGCCGGAGATAGTCTATCTATCAGAAGTATCACAAAAATTATTACCTTCTTATAATCCGGAAGATGATTTAATTGAGGAAGCGGATAACGATGTATTACGTAACAGATTGCCTCGAATATTGGGTACCTTAACACCAAGACAACAAAAAGTTATTGAACTGCGTTTTGGATTGGATGGACAGGACGAACACACGTATAAAGAACTGGGCAAGGAGTTTGGTGTCACCATTGAACGGGTTCGCCAGATTGAAGCAAGGGCCTTGAGAGAGTTAAGATATCGTAAACGGTCGAAATTACTAAAACCTTTTCTGGACTAATCTGGTTTGAGTATCTTACTGACTAAATTATTATAAACTTTAACCCGTTCCGCTCCGGATAACTTCTGGAGGGACGGGTTATTTTTTAGTTCGTTGGCCGCGGCCCGTGAAGCAATCGCAAAGGGTAATCGATAAGATTCTAACCAGGGTGTTTTGTCCTTTCCCTTACGGGACTCTCTTAATACGATGACGGCATTATCTAAACTTGTCTGTGTCATACCCCTATTATAACAGAATCATCTTCCGTAGTTTGGCCCGTATTTTTGACGCATAGCCTCAATATCTTCTGGTTGACTCTGGATATTCTCAAGTAGTTTGTCCACTTCATAAGCAATAGATAGCATCTGCCTGAGCTTTGCCCTTATTTCAGGGTAATCGCGCATTGAGGAATTTTCAGCAATGTCAACAGCCGATCTGATACTCCAGCTATTATTTAGTTTTAATATCTTCTTTGCTGAATCCTTCGCTCCTTCAATTAGATAGCTCCGTCCGCCTGATACATGTGGATACTTTACATTCTTTACCATTGAAATACCTCCTAATATCTATTGACTAGATTATATAAGGGGGGGGGTAGAAGTCAAGAGGCTGTTTGGTTATCAATGAATTCCGTTCGGCGTATTTTACCAACTCTTTTATTCAGTTCGTGGATTTCGGTGATTAATTTCTGTCTCTCAATTAATTCTTCCTCTGGCATTCGTGAATGGCCATTTGTGCCTGTTCTGTAAAATCTCTGTGCTCTTACTCTATCCCTTAGTGCTAAGAATATCTCAGCTTGTCGGTGTTTTGCTTTAAGATAGGGTAGTATCTGCGTTACTACCTCACACGCTGGAGCACAACTTACTCGCCAGCCATACAGGTCTTGCCAACCTTCTTTTAGGCGTTTTCTCATAAAAAAATGACCTATTCCAGTTAATTCATAGCACCATCTTATCGGTGCTTCGTCCTTCATTATAATCTGGATGAAATACATCGTAGAATAAGACCATCCACTTTTCCCGTTTGGTCTATTATAGTAGGGTTTGCGTGTGATAAAACTCGTGAAACATCCTTCACCGTCAAGCAGGCCGGCTAGGTAAGCTTTATCAACCTCACTCAATATCCTACATTTAGGCACTCCCTTTCTTCTAAAATAGTCATCTAAATCAGCACTGTCTATGACCCATGAACCCGTTTCTGGATGATAGATATTTGGTACTTTGTGTGCCTTGATAGTTTCATCTTGGCACATTTCCCTGATTGTTCCATCTCCCACGCCTAATTTCTCTGCTACCTCTTTTGTTGTCATTTCCATTTTTGCTCACACTCCTTTTGACATTATTATACCACGAGTTATTACTAAATTCAATACTGTAATAAAAAATTTAAGCCGTAGTTTTTGAGGCTACGGCTTAAATATCAAGTTAAGTAATTGAGACTAAGATTACCGCCCGCGTTTAAGTGCCAAGCTCACACAAGAATTCATCGAGTGGATACGTGCAGCTCCGGCCTTACCCTGTGTCTCCTGTGCACATTTTGCAGGCACACCGCCTCGTGTGAACAGGTAGCCCATCAAGTGAGCAGGTACAGCCCCTTTCGGGAAGCTGCGAGTTTTGAGACTAAAAAGTCGGTGCGACCACGGTACGGCAGAGTAGACGATTGCGTTACCCGCATTAGTCAATGCAACAGCCATTTTGTTTTTAACTCCATATTTCAGGATATACGGTATATTTCAACCGGCGCCACAGCGGGTTTTCGATTAAGTTATGGTTTATTAGATTTCGCGGATTTCTCTCGTTTACTTTCTAATTTCAAGTATCTCCGTCCACTGTGTTCGACATCCGCAGATAATAGATTAGTATATTTCCGAAAGTTTGTCAAGTCCCTAATAGCTTGGTGTCCCTTGAGGTATTTGAAGTATGCCCAGGTAATCCAGCAGCGGAGAATTTTCAAGGTTTTTTTCTACCACTATTTCCCCTGGTGGTAGGATTTCATAGCCCAGTCTTTCGGCAATCAGAGTAACATATTCAATGCAGTTTACCGGAGTATTGAAAGGTTTGGAAAATGAATAGTCAGTGGGTGTGGCCCAACTTGACGGCCAGCCGGGTAAGAAAGAAGGCACCGGTGGTCCTTCCCATGGATATTGCGGTAGCCAGTAATCCAAAAGATATCGGTAGACAGTCGATAAGTTTTCGCTCATCCCGTAGGTGGACCGGCCATAGTCGGCGATAGCATTTAAGATATCCTGAACCGAGACGTTCTGCAAGGCTTTAATTCTGTAGATGTAGGATTGAGCGTAGTCATATCGTGTAATAGCCGTACCCTTGCCGATACTTTCAGTGATTACTAGGTCTGCCGGACTTACCCATAATCCCCAGTGAAAAGTTACAGAGCCTTGAAGGCGCGCTATCTCCTTGGTATACCACACACCCGGCGGGTTACCAAAAAGGTCTCCGGGTTTTAAGTCGGCTAGAGCAACCATAGTTTAACTCCATGCCTTCAAATACTTAGCGACTTGAAGACTTAGTGCCTCTACTTTATTTTCGGAGGCATACGGGTCATAGAGATGTACGATTTCATGGACGGCTGTGTTAGGCCAACCGGGTCTCAGAACAAGTTTAACTTGTGGCGGTGTTACATTAAGAAATATCCTGCCTAAAGCGACTTTATTCTTTTGTTCGCATGGTATGAATGACACAAATTCAAATTGCACTTCTTTAGCCGTAGACTTAAAAGCGGCGGCTACTTTCTCATTTACTATTTGTAGTACGTCGAAATAGATTTTGGGTATATGCGGATAAAGGGTTTCTGCCACCTATCATCCTCACACTGGTTTATCAAGATTCTTTAATATCGGGCTATCCCTCTTTTGTAGATAGTCAGTCAGTTCCCCCAGCACTTCACCATACTTTAATTTGTCACAGGTAGCGTTCTCAGCAACTTCGGCCATGGTCTTCAACCATTTCTCCGGAGTGGTCATATTGTCATCGACACAGGGCTGAAGTTTCGCTAATGCTTTATTACCATCGCATTCGTCTTTCTGAGCTATCTTGACAAAGGTTGCGGCAGCCGCAGCAATATTACACTCTTCGCAATTATTAAAAGCCTCATCATCTGACATCTCAGCGACAGGTTTATCAGGTGACGTTGGTGCGTCTGGTGACGGAGGTGATTCTTGTGACGAAGGTGCGTTTTGTGTGCGTCCCTCTTCCTCTGCCAGTATCTCCTCCAGATCGTCATTATTATCCGTAGTAGGTGTTATCATGTCTTTCAATTTTACCGCTCCTTCCTTGCAAAAATCTTTACAGTCTTCTTTATTGGCTACACATTGTTTGGCGATATCCACGACTATTTTATGCGCCTTTTCTGTCTTGGACGAATCCGTTAGTAGCACAGCCTTCTTAATCAGGCCGGCCTCCAAACTTTTAGCTGCCTCTTCGATTTTTTTTGTAGCTCCCGACATACTTTGCTCCTTATCTATAATCCTAGACTATCAATGACATTATTGACTACAGTGCCCACGCCACTAGGCAGGTATTTCATAGTCTTTTCACCCCATTCTCTGGGGAACGGTACCCCCGGCCACTGTTCTTTCATTCTCTTACTCAACCAGGAGGGCCACTTGATTCCCATTGATATAGGTAAGGGAGGTCCGTCAGTAACCCGCATGATGCCTAATTGCTCGATACGTGGTAACTTGCCACCGGGATTGGTTACGATATTGGATAGCGTACCTTTGATTTCTTTAGCCATAATTAAGTCCTCCGTGGAGTGGTAATTCTTGGTCCGTAAGGTACAACATTGACGACATATTCGCCACTCTTATTCCCCGCTACTACTTTTATCCGGGTTGTGCCTTCATTCTGAGCAAGGTAAAGAAACTGCTGAAACATCTCTACATCCCACTTATCTATATTGGGTGGTTTGGCCCCTTGATGATAAATATGAGGGAATAGAACTTCTTTACTCATATATTCTTGGCTGCCTCAAAAGGTTCTGTCTCATTAATGAAAGAAAAGCCCAGTGATTTAAAAAGATAGTATCCCATCTGAGTTACACCGCCAGCGGCAACCTTAGTAATACCCTGCTTTTTCATATCGTTAATAGCAAACTCTAGCAGTTTTCTACCCCATCCTCTTCTCAAATATAGTTTCTCTACATGAATTTCGGCAATATATCCTTCTTTCCGTGAATGGATGAAGACATAATTTATTGTACCAATATTATCTATCCCTGCCAATACTTCACCCGCCAATACCTTCCCACCTATACCTTCCGGCACGACGGGATGTTCATAACCTACTTGGAATAGAAGTGCTTCGTAATCATTCCAACCATACGTATCTTTGATAATGT